TGCACAAGCCGCCCTGTTTCAGTATATCCAGAACCTCAGGCAAGGAGTCGAAAATGCCGAGACCAGAACTGGAGCCGCATTTGCAGCGGCTTTTGACGAGTGAGGACACTCGAATCCTCGCGCTGTTCAGTGTCCCTGCGAGCGGCAACGGGCCGTTCTTCTGCTCGGCTATCGGCCCGGCCGAAGAACTCCGTATGCCGTGGGATGAGCGCGTGGTATATGCGTACTCGGAAGGACCTACGCCGGAAGACGCGGTTTACGCGGTCCGGCAGAAGCTATGGAACGGACTGTAGATGTCACGCGACACCAACGAGCGGATAGACGAGGAGTCGACCGCGATCATCTATGAAGGCGCGTCGATCCGGCAGCTTGCTTTGCTGTTCCGGGCTGACCCCAAAGTGGTGCAACGGAAGCTGGGGGGCTTGATCCCGTGCGGCCGTCGGCACGGCACGTCGATCTACGCGATCAAGGAAGCGGCGTCCCGGCTCGTTGAGCCGGGATACTCTATCGAGCGGTACATCCTTGAGATGAACCATACCGATCTCCCGCCCCTCCTCAGCAAAGAGTTCTGGAACTCTCAGCGCGCCCGGCTCGCGTTCGAGGAAGCCAACGGAGACCTCTGGCGGACGCCCGATGTCGTCCGGATCGTGGCGGAACTCTTGACGACGTACCGCTTTGTGGCGCAAACTCTGCCCGATACGCTGGAGCGAGAGGCTGGTCTCTCGCGTGAACAAAAGGCCGTTGTGCGGCGCGTCGTTGACGGCGCGCTTGCTGACGCGCGAGACAAGGTAGTAGCAAGGTTCAAGGATGTTGGACGCGATAACGAGTTCACCGGAGCCGTCGACCTCGCTGGAGTTCGATTCGATCCCGGATGGGTTCGTGATGACGCGCCCGACGATCCGGACGACGGAGGAACTGGAGTTTCTGGCTCCCCGGAAGGACCGGACGAGTATAACGGGCTATAGCTGCCTCGGGGACATCGTTGCCCAGACCGTCGAACAGGTCTGGTCCCCGCCGGATCGCAAGACCCCTTCCGAATGGGCGGAGCAGGAGCGTAAGCTGAACAACGCCCCGGCGTATGTCGGGCCGTGGCGCTTCCCGATGGCTCCGTACCTCAGGGAGCCGCTGGACAAGCTGGTAGACCCGGACGCTGAGGCGGTGATCTTCGTCGGCCCCGCCCAGTGCGGGAAAACCGAACTCATCCTGAACTGGGCTGGCTGGGGTATCCGGGTCGATCCGGCCGATATGTCGATCTTCTCGCCGACCCAGAGCAATGCGCGCGACTTCTCGAACCGGCGTATCGACCGTCTCCAGCAGACGACGGAGGAGATCAAGAAGGAACTCCTCGCTGAGCGGGATGCGGACAACAAGTACGACAAGCACTACAAGAGCGGGATGATCCTCGGCCTCGCGTGGCCGACCAAAGCCGAACTTGCGGGTAAGCCGATCCCCCGGATCGCGTTGACCGACCGCGACCGCATGGAAGACGACATTGAAGGCGAGGGTGATCCTTTCGACCTCGCCACGAAGCGCACGACTTCGTTCGGCAGTTTCGCCATGACCTTGTGCGAGTCTTCCCCCAGCCGTGAAATCACGGACTACCGATACGTCACGAAGACCCCGCACGAAGCACCCCCCTGTACGGGGATTCTGGGTCTGTACAATCGTGGCGACCGTCGGAGGTGGTACATCCCTTGCGCCCGTTGCGGCGAGTACCTTGAGCCTCGGTTCGAGTTGCTGGAGTGGGATGAGAGCAACAGTGTTCTCGACTCGGCGGACAGCGTTCGGCTGGTCTGCCCGACGTGCGGCGGCCACAACCGGCCGAAGGAACGCTTCGACATGATGCAGAACGGCCTCTGGGTTCCGGACGGCTGCACCATCGACGCCGGGCAGATTGTCGGAACGCCTCGTCGGACCAAGTATATCAGCTATTGGCTGGAGGGCTGCTCGGCGGCCTTCACAAACTGGCCCAAGCTGGTCTCGGCCTACCTGACGGCCGAGGAGGAGTTCAATCGGTCCCTCAATGAGGAACCGCTCAAGAAGTTCTACAACACCGACCTCGGCCGTCCCTATAAGCCGAAGGCGATGGACAGCACCCGGACGCCGGAAGACTTGATCGCTCGCGCCGAAGATTTCGGCAAGAACGAGAAGGGTCTTATCGAAATCATTTCCGACATTGCCTTCCTCGTCGCCACGGTCGACGTGCAGAAGAATATGTTTATCGTTCAGGTCTGGGGCATCTGCCCCGGAGACCCCTACGACATCGTTCTTGTGGATCGCTTTGACATCCGGAAGTCGAAGCGCAAGGACGCTGACGGCGATTCGCTCTGGGTTAAGCCGGGCAGCTATGAGGAGGACTGGGACCTTCTGGAGGAGCAAGTCATTCGGCGCTCTTACCCGATCCAGAACCGCCCCGGCAAGCGCATGGCGGTGCGTCTGGTGGGCTGCGACTCCGGTGGTAAGGCAGGCGTGACCGCGAAGGCATATTCGTTCTGGCGCAAGATGAAGACCAAGGCGCTCGGAAATCGTTTCCTCCTCGTGAAGGGCAACGGCGCACCGACCGCACCCCACACGAAAGAAAGCTGGCCGGATGCCAGCAATAGGTCGAATCGTGCCGCCGCGAAGGGCGACGTGCCTGTCTGGCTGCTCGGCTCGAATCTGCTCAAGCATGAGGCCAACAACCGACTCGATACTACCGAGAAAGGTAAGGGGACCGTTCGTCTTCCGAAATGGTTGCCGGACTGGGTATTCGCTGAGTTCTGCTCCGAAATCTTTAAGGCGAAGGGCTGGGAAAAGCTGCCCGGTAAAAGAAACGAGGCGTGGGACCTTCTGTACTATCTTCTCGGATTGTGCATGAGCCGCCACCTCAAGTGCAATCGTCCTGAGTTCTGGAGCAATCTACCTGTTTGGGCCGATCCGGAAGACCCGGATAACCCCTTCGTTATTAACGAGGGGTCGGAACCATTTGCGGAAAAGCGGAAGAAGCGTTATGACCTCAGCGAGATCGCATCCAAGATCGCCTGAGGAAGCCCCATGACCGACGTTCTTGTGCTGAAATCGCGGCTGCTGGAGGCCGAGACGGCCTACCACGACATTATGACCGGCAAGGCGGTCCGCAAGTGGGTTGACCAGAACGGCGAGAGTGTTGAATACAGCCGGGCAAACGTCTCCCAGCTTTCCTCGTACATCGAAGCCCTCAAGGCCGAGATCGCGTTGCTGGAGGGCGCGCGGCCGCCGTATCGCGGTCCCCTACGTTTCACTTTCGGACGACGGTGCTGAGCCATGAGCAATCTACCCCAGCTTTCCGAGACCCTGACGGGTATCTCCGTCCAAGTTCACCCGGCGCGCGAGAGCGCGCTTGGCGGTGGACTGGAGGGCGCAGAGCGTACCAGCCGCGAGACCGTTCACTGGAACGTGGCGAACGTCCCGCCTGACCGGGCGATCAACGGCGTCAAGCCGTCTGCCGATGCCCGGTCGAAGGACATGGTTATCAACGACGGGTACGCCCGTGGCGCGATCCAGACCAATATGGATTCCGTCGTCGGTTCCCAGTTCCGTCTCAACGCCAAGATCGCTTGGCGCATGGTGCCGGGCGGTACGCCGGAGTGGGCCGACGAAGCGCAGACCGCGATTGAGGAGTTCTGGACCCTCATTTCCGAGAGCGAGAAGTGCTGGCTCGACCGGGCTGGCATGAACACCTTTACCGGGATGATCCGGCTCTCCGTGGCGTCGTTCGCGATGACCGGCGAGGTCCTTATGACCTCGGAATGGGACAAGGGTCGTTCGCGTCCTCTCAAGACGTGCTTCCAGCTTGTCGACCCGGCCCGGCTGAACAACCCGGACTGGAACTCGGACGACAAGAACCTCCGTCGCGGTGTCAAGGTCGACGACATGGGCCGCCCGGTCGGATACTACATCCAGAACCAGCATCCGGCCGCGTTTTACCCCGGTGCAGATAACCTCGCATATGCGTTCATCCCGCGCGAGAAGCCGTGGGGCCGCCCTCAGGTCTTCCATATCATCGAACAGCTTTTCCCGGACCAGCATCGCGGCGTGGCCGATATGGTCTCGGTCCTCAAGCGCATGAGGATGACCAAGCATCTGCAAGAGGTCGTGCTGCAAAACGCGGTCATCAATGCGACCTACTGCGCGGCTATCGAATCGGAACTCCCGACCGCCGAAATGATTACGGCGATGGGCGGCGATCCGACGGACGACGGGGCGCTGAATACGGCTATCGCCCAGTATCTCGACGGCCTCCAGAAGTACCTCGGCGGCGCAGGCAACATTGCGCTCGACGGCGCGATGATCCCGCATCTCTATCCGGGGACGAAGCTGAACGCCAAGACGCTCGGTACGCCGGGCGCGGTGGGGACCGACTTCGAGTCGAGCCTGCTGCGCTACACGGCCGCTGGTCTGGGTCTCGACTATGCCGAGTTCTCGCGCGACTACTCCAAGATGTCGTATTCGACGGCGAAGCTGTCCGACGCCAAGACGGTGCGGACGATGCAGGCGCGCAAGAAGTCGGTCGCGGACCGGGTTGCGAACCTCATGTACGGCAACGTCGTCGAGGAGATGGTTGCTCGGAAACTATTTCCGTTCCCGCCCCGCTTCAAGCGCGACGACTTCTACCAGCCGCTCGTGCGGGAAGCCCTCACGCGGGCCTCGTGGATCGGCGGTGGCCGGGACCAGATCGACGAACTCAAGGAAACGCAAGCCGCGATTCTCCGGGTCAAGGCAGGCTTCTCCACCTACGAGAAGGAAATCGCTCGGCTCGGGGAAGACTACCGCGAGGTGTTCGCCCAGCGCGCGGCGGAGGAAGGTCTCATGGCGAAACATGGCGTCACCTTCTCGCTCGACACGTCTAAGGGCAACACCGGCCAAGGGGGCGGCGATCCGGCGAGCGATCCCGCAAACGGAAATGACAACGGCGGCGATCCGGCCGCGAACGATACTGGAGCCACGGCATGACGAAGCGAATCGCCCGGCAGGGTCTCATGGCTCAGGTCCTCGGCCGCATGAGCGCGAGCGAGACCCTTATCAGCGACCGCCATTCCGAATCCATGCTCGTCGGTCTGCTGGCGGAGGCTGAGCGCGTCGAGGACGGCGAGCAGGCGTCGGCGACCGTTCGCCGCGAACTGGCGGATAGCTGGGGTTTCGACGACGGCCCGGAAGACCCGACCCGGAAGCCGTTTCTGTACCGCGACGGCGTAGCGGTGATCCCGGTTCACGGCATCCTCGTCAACCGCTTCCCGTACTGCTGGGGCTTTGTGACCGGGTATGATTTCATCCGGAAGCAGATGAACGCGGCGCTCGCGGACCCCGACGTGAAGATGATCGTGTACGATCACGACACGCCCGGCGGGGAGGCGGCCGGTTGCGACGAACTGGCGCGCGAAATCCACGCCAGCCGGGAGGTCAAGCCCAGCTTGGCGGTCGTGAACACCCTGTCCGCGTCGGGCGGATTCTGGTTGGCGGCTCCCTGCTCCCGCGTCGTCTGCGCGCCGTCCGGATCGGTCGGCAGCATCGGCGTCTACATCCTGCATATGAACATCCAGAAGATGCTCGACGAAATGGGCGTGGAGGTCGACTACGTACAGCGCGGGAAGTTCAAGACCAGCGGCTCGCCGTACAAGTCGATGTCCCGCGAAGATCGCGACTATTTGCAGTCGATGGTTGACGAACGCTATGACGAGTTTGTCGCCGCCGTGGCCGAATTTCGCGGCATAGAAGAAACTGTTGCACGAGATACCGAGGCTCGTGTAATGAGGCCGACGGAAGCTATCGCCCTCGGCCTCATCGACGCGGCGGAGAGTCCCGCTCAGGCGGTGGGTAACTTCCTCGCGGAACTCGGGACCCAAACCGATCCCGCGCCGAATGAATTGGAGGACGAAGCAATGGCTGACGAAATCACTTCCGAACAGCAGGCGGCTCAGGTCGCGGAAGCACGCAAGGCCGAGCAGGCCCGCATCAAGGGTATCACGACCCACGCCGAAGCCACGGGCCGCGAAGGTCTGGCACAACATCTGGCCTACGACACGGACATGACCGTCGAGGCCGCCGCCGCCATTCTCGCTGCTTCGCCGAAGGCCGAAGCGGAGAAGCCGGAAGAAAAGCCCGAGGACAAGCCGGAAGAAAAGCCGGAAGAAAAGCCCGAAGGCGAGCAGGGCCGTTCGCAGTTCGAGAACGCGATGGATGATGGCAATCATCCGAACGTCTCGGCTCCGGGTGGCACCGGCCAGCAGTCCAAGGTCGACCAGATTCTCGCGAATCAGG